GTTGATCTTCGCTGCCCGAATGTCGTCCACATGCATGCCCTCTGCCAGCTCCATCGCCAGCGCAATCGCTCGCTCCGCATGCGCGTCTGACGGTGCCGTGATGGCTAGGAATAGCGCGAGGGTTAGTGCCTCGCGAGGGGTTTGGGGCTGTCTCATGGCTGCACCTCATTAAAAATGTCCAAGGCCACATACGTCCGAAAGTCACTGTCTGAACGGATGAACTCCTTGTCTGAAGCCCGTAGCATGGTGTCGATGTTGGCAACTTCCCTATCGCCATGTGCAGTCACCACGTAGTCAAGTCTGGTCAGAAAATGCACCTCCTCAGTCAGCCCGTGGATGGTGGCGTGATCCGACCTCATCTCTCCGACATAAAACTTAACGCTCATCTCACACCTCCTGCCCTGTGGCTTTGGCGATAGCGTCCAGTGCTGCTTGACGCTCGTGTCGCGAGTCGTAGGTCTCTTCAGTCGCAGCCAAAAGGTCTTGCAGCGCAGCCAGAAGGTCGGGTGCAGCGGAAATCAAGCGGGCGTTTGCGTTGATGGTTGGCACGTTCCAACCTGTCGAGCGGGAATCGTCGATCATGGCGATGCGTCCCTCGCTGTTGATTACGTCCAGATTCTCCGCGTTGACGCTGCCATCGATGACCCAAGGGCCGGGGGTGTGTTGTGTAGTCATTGTGTGCCTCTCTTATGTTTTACTCAATCCGCTTGCGTATAACAACATATCAGAAGAAAAGGCGGGTTGGAAGTCCCCGCCCGTGCGTTAGGCCGCAGCTCTTTGTGACTCTGCAATATCCGCTAATGCCTGTTCGATGAACTTGACGCAATCAGCGTGTTTAGTAATTGCCTTTGGTGTGACGGTGAACATTCCAACAGGAACCGGGTTTGCGCCTTCATCCCAATGGAAGCCACCGAAACTGCCACATCGAATCGAATCACTCTTGGCGTACATACACATTACGGTGACTTGCTTTGCTTCGCCGTAGCCGTTCTCATCAGCCGCGCTTCGGATCGCCGTCATGGGATCAGTCGCCTTTGCCCACGAACCATAATGACCCGTTGTAATTGCGATGAACGTGTAACCGTTCGACAAGACATGATCAATCTTTGCCATGTGCCATTCTCCTAATATTTTGTTATAGAACCCGATAGCCGCTAGTGCTACCGTAACTACATTATGACACAAGCCGCTTGCGCTGTACAGTCAAGATTTGCAAAGATTTGTTAAGAATTGTCAAGAAAACGACCACCAGATGAACAAAAACAAATGACGACCACTAAGCGGTTGCTTCCAGTTCCTTGATCCGTTGCCGGAGGCGGTCACATTCAGCTTCCAAAACCCGAATCTTCGTCGCCAAGTCGCTAATCGGGTCGAATGCCTTTTTCGTTGCCAAGTACAGGCCGCGATCATCTTTCGTCGCCATGCCGCGCAATACGTGCCTTTCGAGAGACTGCCGACAGGACTGCTTATCACCCTTCACACGATGACGGCCAAACATCTGAATGGCCTTTGAATGAACCTGCAAATACGTGGCCGGGTCGGGGAAGTCGATCAATGCTTCAAGATACAAAGAAACGTTAGACATGGGATTCCCTCATTGATGTCAATACATGGTAAATTTGCGATCCAAAGCAAACACTTTGAATTGCTCGCGTATTGTTTAGTGTGAATTTTGTTCTGTCAATGTTTTTTGATTGTTTGAAACATAGAATTTTAGTATGACCTTTTTATACATACCGCGTAAGAATTTGGTCATACATATTGTTTGTGTAAGTAAGTCATTGAAAAGACTTGAAACATAGGGTGACAAACAATAGTTGTTGGCTAATTATTTCTTTTGGGTCAAACAGAGGGAGAGAGCGGGTAAGACAAGGGGGTGATAATATGGAAACTTTGAAATAGAGAAGGGTGTAAGGAAAGAAATAGAAGAAAGGAATAAAGTAAAATATATATTTATCTATATAGATTTCTATCTGTCTTTTCAATGACTTACAGAGAGTGATGGCTTTTGGATTTATTTTAGCGCAAGCGGAAATAGTTCGTGAAGTTCGTGTTGACCCCTTTACGGCAACGGGTAAGGCAGTATAAGATTGTCGTCAGTTAGCCCATTATATGGGTGCGTCGATATAAGGCGATATAAGGCCGTTTAAGAGGTTTTAACGCATGAGCAAGGGTAAGGGTGCGGGTAGCGATAAGGCCGCTGTAAAGGCCGCTGAAACCGATATAAGACAGGGCGATATAAGACAGACCACCTCGCTGGGTGATATAGTTGACTACACCACCAGCATGCCCATAGTCCTTCAAAAGGATGCACGACAACATCCCGATCCAGCCACGGCGCAAACCGTCGCCAACATGGTTTTTTGCGGGCAAACACAAGACACAATCTGCCGCGTTTTGAAAATGGGCATGGATACGCTTTACAAACACTACAAGCATGAACTCGAAACAGGCCAGCATGCGATGGTGCAGAAAATCGCCGGATCCCTAGCACAGCGAGCACTAGCGGGAAGCGACACAGCCGCCATTTTCCTGCTAAAAACTAGGGGCGCTGGCAAGTTTACAGAGAGGCAAACGCTCGACGTTAGCGTAGAAGTTACCCACAAGTCGGAGCTTGTGACTGAGCTGGCGGGCATGATCGGCCGCGGCATAACTATAGACGCAGAACCCGTAGACGAAAAAAAGGGGGCATGACGCCCCCTAAGTGTCGCCATATTGCTAGATTTTTAGGCCGCGACAGGCTCCGCAATATGCGCTCGCGTCTCTTCGCTGTAAGCAATCGCGTCTTCATGCGCCATTTTGCAGGCCATGCTCGCTACGTCGGCGCCTAAGTCATTGCGCGTGGGCATAACTAAGGCGAGCACGCCAATAGTGTTGTCCGTAATTACCGTTGGGAACTCGCCGCGCATATGTATGCGGATGGCGTGTTGGTCGGCCGCCTTTTTGGACAGGTTGCGCGCGATGGAGAGCGCCTCGCATGCGTCGGCCAGATACTGAGTGTTGAGCACAGCCGGCACCTGATCGCCTACGTCCTCAGCCTTGGGGACGACGCGGCGCCAGTCTGGAAACCGGCCGTCGAGCGCCTCACCTGTCACCTTGCCAATAGGTGTGGCAATTGTGATCGTATTGGCGTCAATAGTGATGACGACATCAACGGCGCCTAACATCTTGCCGCGAGCGTAGTCGCCCGTGAATTGCTTCAGCGCCGCATCGATGGTGGCGTTCGGCACGATGACAGACGCGCAGTCTGACTTGACGCCACGGGCATTGGCGACAAATAGACGATGGCCGTCGGTAGCAACAACCTTACCTGCGCGAGTGTCCAGATAGACGCCAGTCAGATATTGGCGAGCGTCCTTTTCGGCAGCGTGGGTACGGGCGGCGCGGAGGGTGGCGAGGGATACCGAAACTGTATATTCGTTCATTTGTGCTGTCTCCATTAATGTTGATTTTTAGCGATAGCGTTGAATGCGCTGAAATATTTCAAAGCATTTCTGTAGTCATCACAGCGCACCTTGTCGTAAATCTCCCCGCTAGAACTGCGGAGCGTCACTGTTATCAATCCGCTGTGATACTGCTGCTCGAATGTAGTGCTCCATCCGTTTGCATGATTCTTAAATTTTTCGCGAATGCTTTTCATGTTTCGTCCGCCTTTATTTCGTCGAGCATATGCTGCGCAATTTCGTACCAGTTAACATCGGCGAGGAAGGCGCGGGCGTAGTCCACGGCAAAGCTTGGACGCTCATCTTCTTGAGTGATCACGCTGTCAACATACTCTTCCAACAGCTTGCCAAGCGTGTACGCGTCATTGTCGGCGACTTCGGTCGGGTACTGGTCGCGGGCGTCCATGTCGTCGAGAATCTCAAGCTTTACGCGCCAGGTCGCGTAGTTCGTCCACCCGTTGTGGCGCTTGTCGCTGTCGTTGATCGTGTAGCTCATTTTTGCTGTCTCCGCTGTTTAGTTATAGAACGACTACAGATTAACGCAAGCGGATTGCGTGTCAATACTTATGAAACATGAAATTTTTGTAATGTTCTATCGGGCGCAATATGCGCCAACATGTAACGTGGCGAGCAGGTACCATCGGGGGCCGGTAGGCTGATCGGCAATTGACGCAAACGGGGGGCGGGCGGGCGCACGTTTTTGACGGGGGGGTGTAGGGTCCCATCTGCGGTATTCACCCTCCGGGTCCCCCGCTACTTTTTGCAACGCTACCGACTTGTGTTATTCTCGTTACATGCTTTATACCGGCGCGGGGCCCCTACCCCGACACACTTACTGTTATGTGGAGCCTCATACCTTTGGCAACGCTGAGTGGCTACGGGTAGCGTGGTTTGGGTTGGTATCTCATCCCGGCAGGACTTGGGGCTGTCATGTGATGTTGGAGTGCGGGGCGGTGTACCGGAATGTCCCGTTTCACAAACTTGCACACAAACCCACAGGGACCCCTTGGGACCCCAGCGACGCTCAGACATGGGATTGTTACGGCATTCATTTCAGCGCGACCGAGTATCCGTTTTTGGAAGGGACCCGTATTCGCACTCGGCTACGATCCAAGCAGGAGCACATAGGGACGTACATGTTCACGGTGATTCCGATGTTGGATGGCTTTAGTGCGGAGCCTGAGCAGAGCAAGGAGTTTTACTTCATCAAACTAGACAACGGGCGTTTTACGGCGCAACCTACGAATCATTTGTTGGTACAGGACAAGTCGTTTATTACCGAGTCGTCTTGGCCCAAGTTAAGTCGTCAAACTAGCATTTGGAGTGTTGACCATGGCAGCGAAGAGTAAGGTAAACGCGGCGGGCAATTACACGAAGCCTGAGATGCGCAAGAAGTTGTTCAACGAGATCAAGGCGAGTGCCACTCAGGGCACGGCAGCGGGGCAATGGTCAGCTCGCAAAAGCCAGTTATTGGCTAAGCGGTACAAGGAAAAGGGCGGTTCTTACCGAGACTAAACCATGAAAGCACCACAAAAGTCACTTAAAGACTGGACTGCTCAAGAGTGGCGAACCAAATCTGGCAAGCCCTCATCGAAGACGGGCGAGCGTTATCTTCCGAAGGCGGCGATTGATTCGCTTTCCCCGCAGGAGTATGCGTCTACGACGAGGGCCAAGCGCGAGGGCAAGGCCAAGGGCAAGCAGTTTGTTCCCCAGCCCTCAAAGATTGCCAAGAAGACTGCGCGTTTCCGTTAAGTATGAGCCAACCGGCCACGAAACCGGCCATGCAAAAGCCGTTGACGCAGAAGGAGCTGATTAAGAAGCTCAACGAGTTATCTGTTGAGGACTTAGAGGCTCTCCTCGCGCACACCAAATGGGAGCAGTCTCGGCACAAGCATCAGGTTCCTCCGGGCGGCTTATGGACGGTGTGGTTGATGTTAGCGGGTCGTGGTGCGGGCAAGACTCGTGCGGCGGCGGAGTGGACTTGGTGGGAGGCGTATCAGAATCCTGAGACTCGTTGGTTGGTGTGTGCGCCGACTTCTGCGGACATTAGAGACACTTG